TGCTTGTTTCCTCATTTCTTCAGCAACCTTACGAGCATAAAGTTCCAAAGGAACCCCAAGCCGCTTGGCGATATTTACCTGCGTTTGTGTAAGTACGATTTTTCTAGGCGCTGTACTACGTGATGCCGGTGCTACAACATTTGATTTCTGTCGCTGAGATGGTTTCGCATCAGCGGGTTCCTCTGCAAATGCCTCAGGGAACCTTGCTTTCATATCAGAATCTATAGCCGCGAAATAATCGTCGCTTGCGGCTGAAATCCCAGAATCTACAATATCTTCATGAAGTGACAACGCGTAGGCAGTCATCTTTCGATTGGTGCCCCACCATGAATTTTTGGAAACCCATGACTTAGTATTGTCGTCCAATTCAGGTACTTGGGCGGGTTTTACTACAGTTTGTTGCTCCTGTAAAGGGGCGGGCTTAAAATTATTTACTTTATCCGCCCGAATTGCAGCGGTGGTTAGCTTTGCCTGAGCCTTGACAAGCCGGTCAGTATCCCCGGATTCATACGCATCCTTATATTCCCGCTGGGCATTGTCAATCTCAGACTCCACCACTTTCTTAGCTTGCTCCAGTAAAGCTGTTTGGTTAGTAGCTAGGGAACCCTGTAGGCGCTTGTTCTCCTCTACCACCGACTCAGCCATACGCAAAGCTTCTTCCCGCTCACGCAGCGCAGTTTCCTTAGCCCGACGCTCCTCGTGGTAGCCCTTATTAATATGGGCCAGCCGGTCTTTGAGTTTCTGGTCAGAATATTTAGCTAACTCCTCATCCGTTACCGGAGCCGGAGCTTCTTTCATAGGAGTGCGGTGCCTATCTGCTAGAGGAGTATCGTCAACGACTTCAATCTCCGCTTCCGGCTCAGGGGGGTTTTTTGCTTCAATCTCGTCTGGAAATTCAAATTCAGTTATTTCAGCCATGATGACTCCTTAAGGACGTTGGATTCCACGCGGGTCTTGCACAACTGCTTCCACAGACTCATCGTGTATTAACCGCCACTCAGTACCGTGGATTTTCATCCGCGTGCCGGTATTGGGTCGAGTAAGAACAAAATCGCCTACCTTGCAGCTTGGGCCGCTTGGAAACCGTTTTTCATCTTTGAAGGCGTCAGGCCCCATTTTTGCCACAAATAACACGGGGGATAAAAGCTCCTCGTGGTGCATCATCTGTGCTGTTTTAACCAATCCAGATTCGCCAATTTCTTCTTCGGCTTTTGGAACCATACACAATATGTAATATGTAGATGGATCAGGCACTTGCTTGGCTTTTTCTTCTGGCGTTGTATTTAATACTCCAGATAAATCAACCGCAGCGACATTAAAGTCATTCATTTATTTTCCTTACACGCATGGGGTTTAAGCGTATTTCGGCGGGTAACCCCAGATAAACCCATCCAAACTTAATCTTCCGCCCGCTGTAGGCGTTGCTCCATATCTTTTACATAATTTCTTGCCCGGGTTAGCCCCAGCACCTGACCGCACAAATATTTGTACTCAGGGAAGTCAGCAGATGCCCCCGCCGCAACGACTTGGGTTATCTGTTGTATATCTTCGTCCATCTGTTTAATCAACAGGCTCATAGCGTCATTGTCCATTTACGTCTCCAGCCATCTTCTGTTGCTGCATCTGATCCTTGTGCATCATGCCTTGCTGGTGTAGCTGGGCCTGCTGCTGTTGGGCCTGCGCCTGCATGGCTTGGGCTTGTTGTGCCTTCTGGGCGTTGATCTGAAGCTGTTGCTGGTGTAACTGTTCTGCCTGCATAGCCTCTTGCTGAATCTGCATCGGGTTGATACCGCCCTTGTCCGCGTCCAAAGCCAAGCGGGCTTGAGCCAGTGCAATGTCCGCGTCAATTTTCTTAACGTCCGCGTCGGTCTTCTGTTTTTTAATCTGAAGTTCTTGCATCTGCATCTGGATGATCGGGTCTTGCATCTGCTGCTGGGCTTGGGCCTGAGCGGCTTGGGCTTTGTTCATCTGCAACAACTGCTGCGATGCCTGCGCCACAGCGCGGGACAATTCAACCTCCAACTGAGGCGGAAGCTCAATGTCCGGCTTAGGCAGGGGTGCGCCAAGACGCTCCTCAATCTTAGCCCGGTACAGAAACCCAAGGTGTTCTGCAACGTGGGCCTGAATGGCTGACTGCATCTGTTGGGCCATCGGGCTCTGACCGATCTGCGCTGCAATCATCGGGTCTTGCGAGAACGTCATGTGTACCGCAATATGGGCTTCGTGGTCTTGGTAAATAAACGCTTGCGTAGGCTTGCCCTTGAGGAAGGACATGTTCTCGCTAATCGGGTCACGCGGCTTCTGGTCATCCTCGATAGGCACGATCTTGTCGGCGTTCTTTACCCCCAGCACCTCAATCATCTGGCGATGCAAGTACGGTAAATTATAGATATTGGGGGCCTGAGCAGACAGTTGTGTAACGGCCTGATACTGCATGATCCGCTGCGCCATCGTGCTGCTGTTGGGGTCACTGACCGGGATAATCTCCACCAAGTCGTAGTCCGACTGCTTAGCTTTACGGTTCCCACCTTCGGGTTTGTAGTTGTACTCTAAGGGCGTATGGTCACGGATCAGCGCCTTGAGCAGTTTGAACTCCTGTTTCATGGAGTAGTGAACCCGTGCTTGAACTGCACTCATGGTCTTAAGCTGACGTTCCAACAGCGCCAGAGTTGTACCTACCGGAGCATTCGCACCCATGTCGCTGATATTCAGATCGGCAATAGACCCAAGACGCCGACCTTCTTCGGTAATCTGGTTAAGCAGCGCCGCCAGAACTTGGCTTGGCTCCTTGTATGGGAGCGCCATGATGTTGTCGCGGATTGTCCCCGATGTGACATCAACGTCCCTGAACTCTCCCGGTGCGATAGGCGTATCGTCACCCTTGACCCGCAGCCCGCGAGCTTTCATCCCTCCGGGTAAATTACTTAGCGTGCCCGCGTCTACCAACTGACGGATTAGGGAAGTGCCTGCGCGTGCGTAGCCGCCGATCAAGTGAATCAGCCCAAGCCCATAGGCCCCAAACCCCGGTACATAGGTGTACTGTACGAAGTGCTGGCGCTTTAGTTTTAATTTGTCGTCTTCTTCCCAGTTACGACGGATAGCCAAAATCTCAGTAGTGCCCCGGTCAATAGTGACCACATACGGGCGGGCTACCCCATCCTTGTCCTCGTACCCCGGCATGTCGTAATCAACATGGACTTCATATATCTGGTAGCGGTTGTCATCAGTCAGGGAGTAGCCTTGGCCTTCAGCTTTCTTCTTCTCCACATCGGTGTGGATGTTGTCGGGCTCCCCAAGCTCAACGTCCCGGTAAAAGCCCGCGACTTGCAAGTGGCGAATCTCATTCTTGGTCTTACGCATTAAGTGCGTAACGCGCTCCGAAGTATGCGCACTGGACGCGCCATAAGGAATGATTAGGTCTTCGGCTGGAATAAACATCGCCGTCTGGCGACCCAACGCTGGGTCAACATATATTTTTTTAAACGCGGCTCCCGCCAACCCAAGGTTGTAGAGCATGCGCTCATGCTCAGGCCGGTACTCAGGCATCTCCTCGGTCAACTGGTAGTTCATGTCATCACGTACACGATCAGCAGCTTCACTAGTCTCAGGGGTATCTTCGCCAATAATTTGGGTCTTGACCGGGCCTTGCGCGGGGAAACTTTCGGTAATGGTCTCCGACTGGAACCTAATAGCAGCTTCAGTAAGTATGGTGGAGAACACACCGCATGCACCGTTCCATGGCTCAGTGCGCTCTTCGTAATTCATACCAAGGACTTCCAAGCCCTTAACATACATCTCCACCCAATCCTTGCGCGACTGGATATCGGCGTCGATTAATTCAATAAGCTCAGAACCGAGTAGTTGCAACTCACCTTCGTCCATGACCTCAGCTAAGTTTTCATCAAACTCGCCCTCGCCGTGGGGCAGTATTTCAATCTCCATACCCCCAGCATTAATTTTAACGCTGTCAGGATTTTCTACTTCAATCTCAAGCGGACTGTCACCCCCTTCGTCAATACCCGATGGGGCTTGATACAGGGAAGGGCTCATGCTATTGGTAGCCATATTAATTCCTTAAAAGTGTTCCTAATAATACGCAGGGCGGCGGCTACTACGGAAAAACTGCTCATCTTCGGGGTCGTTCTTCATATTAAGTAACCCGCCCTTGCGAATACGTATCAGCGCCAACGTCATGGTGTCAACCTCGTCGTCATGTTCACCGGCGGGAAACGCCAATATTTCTTCTACTGTTGTAGCCGCCCAGCTAGTCTCTGGAAACCACACATGCCCGGAGGCAAACATGTCCGCCACGGAGTTCAACCGTGCAATCTTATCCTGTCCTTTGCCCGGACTGAAATCTTGTACAAAAATACCTGATCGGCGCATCTCGTCAATCAGCGGCTGGCCGCTGGCCTTAGCCTCCACGATCACACTGTCCGGCTCCCAGTTGGCAAACTGCTCATGGGCCATGGTTTTCAACTCAGGAAACTCGTATTTCCCCTTGACCGAGTTAAGCAAGATCACATTATTACTACCATCCTCCTCGCTCGTCCACGTACCCCACGTATGGCACACAGAATAGTCCGACCGATTATTAGTAGTAAGCGCGGTATCGTAAGACTGCACAATAAAGTCAATTGGCGGCGGGTCTTTCTTACCCCACCATTTAATCCACTCCCGCTTGATAATCGCGGCCTCCGATGCGGTGGGGTTCTGCTGGTACTGTGCGTACCACTGCCACATAATATGGTGCATCGACGCCCGAGTTTGCTGTAATGACTCAATTGACCATTGCTCGGGCCATATTGACTTCTCGTTTTCAGTGTTTTCGTTAAGAATTGCAGGAAATTCAAAGGCTTCGTAGACATCGCCGCCCTCGTTGACCGCAGAATCTTTCAAAAGTCGCCCAATTAAGTCCCGTTGGTGCCAGCGCGTGTGCAAAACGCATATTTTCCCGTTTGGCATAAGCCGAGTACGCAGACCCGCACTAAACCACTCGTATGTAGCGTCCAATGAGGTGGTATTCCCCGACTTAATGTCCTGTTCAGACAGTGGATCGTCAGCAATTATGAGGTTTGCACCCCGTCCGGCCAGCGCACCCCCCACACCAATAGAGAAATACTCGCCCCCACGGGTGGTGTTCCACTGTCCCGCCGCCTTGGCGTCCGATGCAATGGCAGTTGCCGGAAAAATAGCCTTGTATTCAGGCGTATTAATCAAGTTTCGCACCTTACGGGCCATTACCAACGCCAAATCCGCCGTGTGGGAGGCCACAATTACCTTGTGGTCGGGGTGCCGACCCAAATACCAAGCCGGGTAGTAGATAGAAATCATCTGGGACTTACCCATACGGGGGGCCATGGACACCGCAATCCGACTTTTTATATCCTGCTCCACATCCATTAGTAGGGATCCAAGCCTTTTGAGGTGAGTACCAAACTTATATGGCTTATCAATAGCTGCAATGAATGCAAGAAAATCATCACGGGCCATCTGCACCCGCTTGCGCTCCTCAATCTCGTCAAACATAACCAGTAATTCCGCCGCTTCATTGTGCGGCATGTTCCTGATGATCTTCTCGATCATCGCCTTGGATAGCTCCATTACCCCACGACCTCTGTAATATCCAACCGCATAGGCGACGATCTGGGCGTCGGGTCAAACTCTCCCGCCTCAACCACCCGAGTAAGCCGTTCCCGCAGGAGTTGCTCCAGTTCTTCCGTTGGCCGGTGGCGCATGGTAATTTCTGACTTGTCCGTGAACAGCCCGACATCACTGATCTTGCCCAGCATCTCCAACGCCTTTAACCGAATACGCGGGTCGGGATTATCGGAATCCAGAATTAACTTGTTAGTTATATAGGTACGTAGTTGTACCGCAGACTTGACCACCACATGGTCATACTCTTGCAAAAGCCCAGCAAGGTGGGCTACTACTCCGGGGCGGGCTAGGTCTTCATCCGATGCCCGTTGGTGTCCAGCAAATATATCGCGGGAAACTTCTTGTTCGCGTTTGGAAACTTCTTGGGGTATCGAGTCAGTATCGACCAAAGACGCAATAGCAGCAGCTACCCTGTCTTCCAGAGACTCAAAAGTTGGGAGGAAATCCGCAACGGGTATGTCGTAATCTACAGTTACAGTGTACATGGCGAGTTGACGCAGCCTAGGTTGGCCCGAGTATATGCGATATTTTTTGGGGGGTAGGCTTTTATTTTTGTACCGGGGGGGTCTCCTATTTTGAGGGGGGTGGGTATACGCCCAAAATTAATTTTCACTAGGGCTGTATATACATACAGTAGTTTTTGGGGGATTGTGGTTTGTAAGTCGATCACTCAGTGTAACGGCGCATGGCGGAGTCCCATTACAGATTGGGCGGGTGGGGATGGGGTGGGTCGGCGGGGTTGTTTCTAATGCTTAGGTGTTTGATTAATTCTAATGAAATAGATATAATTCAGTCATGGCAAACTCGCCATACTTAATAGGACTATCATGAAAACTGTATTTGTAACTACTGCTATCTCCGCCGCTACTATTGAAGCCTTTGGCAAGGCCCATAAACTCGCCGTTACTACCGGCGCGAAAATTGTCGCCATGCAAGACAAGGCCGTCCAATTGGTACTCGACGCCATGGTTGTTAACGCCGATAAACCTAAGGCCGAATTCTTAAAGGGTAACGCGCGGTCAAACCCTGCGCGTGCGCAGGTCGCCGAATTGTTCGCGGCCTTGGTTGAAAAAGACTTTATAAAAGCAAAGTCCGCTGCGCAATACCAGTCATGCTTTTGGCTTGCTTTTGAAAATGGTGTGCCATTTTCGCGCAGTTTGATTAACGACAAGGCCGCTACAAAAAAAGCGGACGGCGCAGCAAAGGCCACTGCGGCCCCTAAGGCCGGAAAAGTCGAATCAACTACTCGCGCCGAATTAGACAAAACCCTAAGCAAAGCGATTAAGCAAGCGCGCTTGCTTGGCCTTACCGAATTCGCCGCATGTATGCTTGATGCTTGCTTAGAATCGCTGGATTCGTTCAAAGAAACCGAATAAGGGTTTACCCTTACCACCGAGCCCGCCTAGGCGGGCTTTTTTGCGCCCGTTGATTTCCGCACTATCCGTGCGGATGGCGTCATAGTAGTGCGACTGCGGGCGGGCGAGCGGGCGAGCGGGCGAGCGGGCGCGGCGACGAAACTTCTAACGATTAGAACATT